TAACAGGACCGCTTGATGTTATGTTGACATGTTCTGGCTGAAACTGTACTGTATATTGAACAGGATTGCTGTCACTATAATCTAATCTGTCATGATTAACGTTAGTCATCGTAACGTTATGTAAACTTGTACGTCTTCCGCCTTGTGCAGTATCTTGTTGATTAATTATAATCTGCTCAAAGAAAAATCTTTGATTGCCAGGTATAGTTTTTGCTCCAAAATCTCTAGATGCGCCTGTGGCAAAATTACCGTTAATTATATCATATGCATTAGAATTGTTACTATCTAAATTATGACCGTGGAAATAATGTTTTGCATATGATCGCATCAGATAATCAAATTGACTATCTTTAGTGTCGTAAAAAATTATACTAATAGGCTGAATATCCATTCGAGTTGGAATATATCTCATTCGATTATATTGATTTAGTCGCACTACATTATAATCGTAATCCGGAAGGCCTACACTTGAAACTCTATCAAATGTAAAGGCTCTTCCAAAACTTTCATCTTCTAGGCTAACTGAAGGGTTGAGTATAAAATTAACGCTAAACTGAAATTTAGAACGTGGAATACCAGTAAGAACATTACTTCCGTGTTGTACTCCGAATTTATCAGCGGCAGCGTTATACGGGCCGGTGTTACTTATCAGTCCCATCGATTATCCTATAATACTTTAATTGCCGCCACCAGTTGCGTTACTAACTGTTTGGTCAGGGGTTTCTCCTGTTAGTGTAGCATTACCTGCTGCATCATAAATTTCCGCATTGTCGTAACGTATACTAACTGTGACTTGTACTTGATCACTATTTGAATAGGCCATGTCACCATACTGAATATTTGCAATGTAGCATCCAGCAAGTTCAAACTTGTCTAGTACTCCTGGTGTCGGATTGCCACCGTCTAAACTTTCAACAAGCATTTGGAATTTATAACCACTACCTGCTCTACTGCTTGATTGATTAGCATGATCAACTTGTCTATTAAGTTGATTGTTTAGTTCTCTTAGTACTGCACTATCTACGTCATCTCTAAGTACAACTGAAATCGGATCCCATGTGTGCTTGCCTGCTAGATAAATTCTTGAATTGTATGCGTCTACTATTACGTCTTCGTGAGTTAAACTTGGTCGTGTTGTACTGACTACACTTCTAGTGGGGACACCACTGAATGATTCACCAATAAAGTTTACTCTAAAACGATAAGCAAGTTTAGGCATAATTGTTGTTGTGTTACCTTGATTGTCTGGAACACCTAGTGTTGTAATAACTGCCATCTCTGTCTCCTTATAACTCCGGCTAACAGTATTTATGATTTTTAGTCAAAAAATTAGACGCCCGAAGACGTCTAATTAAGTATTATGTTAATTTTTTTAGTTTGTTGTTGATAATGCGCCAGTATTTGTTAATCTAATCGGAATATAGATGAATTCTGCTGCTTTTGAAGGTTCAATTGCAACATCAACATAAAATTCATTACGATCAATTCTTGCTGGTGTATTATTAGATTCGTCACATACTACTGCAAAGTCATTGAGTCCTCGGCGACTCAAAATATCTGCAAGGAATCGTTCGAATGCAACTTTAGCTCTTGCTCTTGTTTGTACATCATTAACTTCAAACAAGAACGGACGAGCTAGTTCATCGAATCTATCTCTGAGATATGCCACTAAACGTGCAACATTAACACGGTCCAAAGAACTTGCTGTTGTGTGTAATGTTTTTTGTCCAAATACAATTGTTCCTTGTCCTGGGAATGTTGTAATTGGATTTAGTTTTTCAGTGTACATTGCATCACGTTGCCCTTGACTTAGTGCAACAGCTTTGAATTCATTCTCTGTTGTAATGTATCCAACTGCGGTTGCGTTCTGTACTACACCACGTGTTGTACCTGCTGGGGCAAACCACTGGAAACTAATATTATCGTTGTATGCATATGTGTACAACGCCATATGACTTGCTGGTACTACAACAGTATTTCCAGTTACTGGCTCTGTTGTTTGACCTGCAGGATAATAAACTGCACTATATGTGTTGTTTGTTACCAGTCCATCTTCTCCATTTTCTGTTGCATTTCCGCTGTTTTTAGTCCAGTTAACAACATCAGTTGGATTTTTACGCATCGGCGAATCAACAATGATAAATGCTGTTTCTCCACGATCACTGTTTAATGTAACCATTTCGTCTACTAGTTCAGGATAGTTCGGTGCAGCAATTAAGCTAAATCGGTTGCCCGGATCTCTGAGATCTGTACTTGTTGCTGCTGCCTGCATTGCAGTTGCAATAACACCACGTTGCGCATATCTGCCAAAACGTCCGCTACCATCTGCATGATTACTTGTACCGTTTCTCCATGCTGTGCCGTTCCATTCACGCACTGTGTTTTTACTTTGTGCCATGTTTACAACAATCATTCCAGTTGGATAAACTAGTGCATCTGGTGCGCCTGGGATTGGGCTTCCTCCGCCTTCGTAAATATCTGCAAATAATACACCTGTTGTAGTTGTTTGATCAGTATTATCATGCTGTATCCATGCGCTTCCGTTGTAAACTTTAATATTTGGATAAGCACGTTCGTTAGTTTGACCTTCAGCTGATAGTGTTGTATCAACCCAAACATCGCCATTGCTTGGTCCTGTTGGCGCGGCTGTACTGTATGTTGCACTAGTTGCTACGTAAGAACCACTGCTTACTTTGTATAGATCCAAATTGTCGATTGAATTATTAAACCAATATGTACCATTGGGCAATGATACAGTTGGTAGTAGCTGTTGTGCTAATACTGTAGTTGCTGTTAAATCGCCTACAACGCCGCCTGTTACTACTTCTCTAATAACAATAGTAGCTTTAGTATTTGCTTGTTGGTCTAACAAGTATTGACCTACTACGGCTGTGCTTACGGTTAATGGTGCAGCACTTGAACCGTCTTGTGCTACAAAATTACCAATAGTTCCTGCACCATCAGCTTGTGTAGTACTAATACCTTGTACTGTAGCTGTTGTAAATACTGTACCATTGTGTGTGCTTAGTGATAATGCCAAACCGTTACCTGGGCGTGTTGTTTTAACCCAAACATCGTTAGCTGCTGGGCTTGAAGGAGCTGTGTAGTGAGGTGCATATGATACGCCAATTGCGCCTGTCATGTCTGTATCACTGTCCATTACTTCCCATGCGCCAGCTACACCATAAAAGTATTCAATACTCATTTGACGAGCTGCACTTGTGCTTGTTTCGTTGTCAACGTGTACTACAACTAGGAATGTTCCATCTGTTGCACCGCTTGCGGCTGTAGTTGGTGTATGTACATCACCGCCAACATTAGTTCCATCGTCTACGGTGATTTCAACTGCTGGAATCTTATTTTCCCACTTGCTAGTTGTGTTGTTCCACTGATGGATACCATACTTACTAGCGTTTGTGTCTAACCACACTGTGTCGCCTACGTTATATGGCGCTGTTGGTTCTGTTATACTAGAATCAAGTTGACCTAAATCGATGTCTGCTCTAACAATGTATGCTTGACTACCTTGACCTAGATAACTGTATGCAGCCATTAATCCATATTCGCTGGTTTCGCTGCCTTGTGATATTTCTGCTCCTACTGTAGTGAATAGCGGATTACCAAAATATTGAGTTAGTTCACGCTGGCTAGTAACTTTTACTACTTCGCCTGCATTTGCTGTTTTTGTATATTTCGCTTTTCCGTCTGCTTCACTACCAGTCGGATCTGTTTTGTCTGAACGTGTTGCTACAAGTAATAGTGGTACTGTGCCTGCGCCCGGGGCGCCATATGCACTTTCATCTACTACTTGAACCTCTACACCTGGTGATACTAATGCCATATTATTGCTCCTCTGATAAAAGTAATTGCTAGTAGTATTTACCAGGACCACTATATATCAGGGGGGATATAAAGGTTAACCTAGTAGTTAATTATATCTTTTATTCTAGATTGTAATTGATCCAGTGTTGTATCATTGCTAACTATTTCATCAAACGCACTGTCGCTATCAATCCAATGCCATTCACTGGGGTGTATGTCTACAGGCTCAGTACCTCTGTCTCTTCTGTCGTAGAACCACTTTGGCATATCTCCTCTGCGTACTTGCCACACTTGGCCTTGTACACTATTAATCATACGCATTTCATTGGGAAATCTTACATCGGGTATTACCCAATTTATATCTGGATTGTTTAGTATTTGTTGCTTAACAAGACTAACCCATATGCCATCGTAGAAACCATTACGCATACAATCTGTGCCAAATTCTTGTAGTACTAGTCTAGGTGTAATCGTTCTACCTGTTTCTTTTGTCCAATACTCGTCTTCTTTTTCACGCCATATACGGCTTCGATCAGTGTCGCCTTCTAGCATATCTCTATCCCAGCCGTATACACTAGCAACGCCGTCTTTGAGCTTGTCAGCAAAACTAATTTTTTGAAAGTTATGATTTTCAACTAGGATATCGGCAACAGTTCCTTTGCCACTTCCTATAAGTCCACATATACCGATAATCATACGCTACTCCGTAAATTCGTATTTTTTACAGTTTAGCGTAAATTTTAAAAGATGTCAACCTATAATAATGCCAAGTCCAGCTTGGCCTTCTGCGTAGTATTTTAGATCATCTTCTAGTTTGTCTATGCTCATTTGTGCATCACTACGTAGTGCATCTGCATTTAAACTAGTGCCACCTTGTGGGCCAGCGATAGTATTAAACTTACCACGTGCTTCTGCTAGCATTAATTTTGCGTGAGCAAGTGCAAACTCTTTCAACCACGGGCCGCTGTACGGATCTTGTAATAGCTCTTCGTTACTTCGAGACTTATAAGTGTGCAAGTATACAGTGTCATCTGCTTTAATTTTTCTATGCAGTAATAGTCTTTTAGTTGATGTATTCCAAGTAAAAGTAATATTCTCGCCAAACATACGTCCCAGTGTTTCACGATGTTGAGATAGTGCATCAAACGTTGCCATGCCGCCTGCTCTACCACTGTTTATCAAGTAGTTATTAAGGTACGCAGTTTCGAAAGGTTCTATGTCGCTGCCGCCACTTAGTGTTCCGCTACTGCGTCTGTATATATCCATAACATCAATGACCTCATTAGCAAGTGTGTACTCACTGATTCCATCTTTAACTTCTAATGGAATAAAACTTTCTTCCACACTGTTTTCACTGCGCTGTCTATACTTCTCGAAACTTTTGTTAATAGCCAAGTCGTAGTGCTCTGGATCGAGCTCTACGTCTACCATTTGTCCACCTAAGCGAAGTTCGATTTCTTTAATTAAATTATCTATTAATGCCATACAAGTATTTATTACTTGAAGGCTTTTAAGATAATAGTATCTGCGTTGAATCTGCCATTCATTTTAGTTTCAGTAGTTTTAAGATATCCAAACTGTGTTTTTAGCTTGTGCTTGGTAACCTTTTTCCATTGTGGCAAAATCTCTTCTGGCTTTCGTACAGTCTTTTGTACACTTTTTGTTTCATCAAAGAATTGTAATGTAGTTCCTTTGACTTTAAACGTAGTGTGATCTTCTGCATAGTATATGCCTAGTTTACGATTTTTTGTGTTAAACACAACTAGTGCAGTTGCATCAATGATATCACTCGGATTGATACTGGCAATACCAAAGTCTCCGTCACTTGGTTTAAATTTAAGTTTCTTAACCAGCTCTTGCGCACTTTTAACTTTGGGCTTGCGAATTGCTCTTGTTTGATTCTTTTCAGCTTTTATAATTTCAATTGCATCAAACAGTCGTTTATAAAAATCTGTTAGTTCCTTGATTTCTTTTTTACTGTACGTGCTATATCCTTCTGCAAGTTGTTCTTGCATATCGTCACGTTTTTTAGGAACAGGTAACTCATTTAGTTCTTGCATTTCTTCATGCGCACCTTTAAAGAACGCACTAACAAAACGTAAATGACCTAGATTCATTTCGTGCTTTTTAAAGTACTGTAGAGGATTCTGCCTGAGCAAAGGATTCTTTTTGCTGTCACGCATCCAATCGTCTAACCAAACGTCCATGTCTTCTAGTTTATCAATGGTAGCGTCTTTAAGACGTTCTTGAATAGTTGGAACATATACTTTTTTCTTTTTGCTATCCTCAACTTTTTTCTCTTCCAGGATATCTTTGCCAACTTCGATATACTTCTCAATCTTAGTAGCAATATAGTCTGTCATAGGGCGAATATCACCTGAGGTTCCAGGACACGCTTGCCAATAATCCTGCTCTTTTTCATTATAATCAGGGCAACCGTCTAACAACATTTTACAACGAATTCCTAGCACTTGCTCATGCTTGGCTGCTTTCTTTACACTGTTAATATCAGTTTTACTATAACCATTATCTTTCATCCACTCAAATGCCCACTCGATTGTGTCATTGTGTTTGAAGTTTTGATACCAAAAATCACTTACATTAATTTTAAGTCTGTGAAACTTAGCCCCGTCCAACTTTTCCCAATTATCAAAGCTAGGCGCTAGTAGACCTTTAGTACCACGACGTGGTCCTTTGGATACTGTTTTCTTTTTAGGTTTTTTAGTAAGACTACGAACACTCGCCATAGGAGTTCTCCTGGTTGTTATACTACTAATTTAGCATCTTTTTTAAATTTGTCAAGAGCCATGATAGTCATAAATATACATATGCCACGTTTAACACTATATAAACCGACGAAAACTAATGATTATCACTTTATGGATAGAAGTATCCGTGAACAGTTTAGCATAGGCGGAACTGGTGTGCATGTACACAAGTATGTAGGACCTGCTAACATAGGAGATCAAAATGACCCTAGTCAGCCTAACTATATCGATGGCAGAGAGATAGATCCACTAAGTGGAGAATTTATTAATGTTGATGGTATTATCAACGAAACAAAAATACAAGACTTATTATTTTTAGAAAATAGAGATCGTAAATATGATCCAGATGTATATGAAATGCGTGGAGTATACAATGTACAAGATACAGACTTTGATCTAACACAGTTTGGATTGTTTCTCAGTAATGATATGTTGTATATGACATTTCACATGAATGAAATGGTAGAGATTATGGGCAGAAAACTTATGCCCGGTGATGTATTAGAACTTCCGCACCTTAGAGATGCACTACTATTGAGCAGTGACAAAGCCGCAGTAAACAAATACTATGTTGTCAATGACGCCAACAGAGGTGCAGAAGGATTTAGCCAAACTTGGTATCCGCACATTTGGCGAGTCAAACTAAGCCCACTAACAGACAGTCAAGAATACTACGATATACTTGGCGATAGCAGTGACACTAATAGTCTCAAAAATGACGTTAGTACATACAAAGCAGAATTTAACATCAGTGATGCAATAGTAGCTGCCGCTGATGCAGAAGATCCAACAGGCACAAGTTTAGTAGATCATTTATTTGGTTATGATCATGCAACAAGCGGTGGTATTGTCAATCAAGACAATTCATACAACCACGGCGAGACAATTGCTAGTGGTGATCAATTCCCAACTACTGCAAACGAAGGTGAATACTTTATTAGAAATGACTTTAGTCCAAACAGAATGTTTGTACGCAGAGGAAATAAATGGCATAGACTATATGACAATATCACTGACCAAACTTGGACAGATAAAACATATAATGCTAGTGATTATATCAACAATGAAAGAACAACAGTAGTTGACGACCAAGAATTTAAAGAACAAACTGCACTAAGTGAAGTTATAAAACCACAAGCGGATAACAAATAATGGCATACCAAAGCTCTAAACTTACAGCGGTACCTTACTTCTACGATAAGCAAATGCGCAAATACATTCAGCAATTTATTCGGATCTTTGCTGGATTTCAAGTTGCAATGCATACTAATAAAGAAGGTAATATAGTTTATCAAACTGTTCCTGTACGTTACGGCGATGTTAGTAGAATGGCAGCACATATTGTCAGAGAAAATTCTGAGAATGTGCTACAAACAACACCGTTTATTAGTTGTCATGTTACTGGATTAGAAACTGCTCCGCAGAGCAGAACATATGCACAATACGAAGAAACAATGCCTGTCTACGAAAAGAAATACAACGAAGAAACTGGTAGTTATGAAAACGAAGTAGGCAACGTATACAGTATTAAGCGTCATCAGCCTGTACCTTACACATTAACAATGCAAGTTGATTTGTGGACATCAAACACAGAACAAAAATTACAATTACTAGAGCAAATACTTGTACTGTTTAATCCAACACTAAACATACACACCAACGATAATCCACTGGACT